TATGGCTAAGACAGACAGTTTCTTTATCCGAGCAAGCACATCCTTCAATGGTACAACTTACGCACAATCCTCTGTGGATCTTGGCGCTTACGTAGACGCACTTGGTAAAAGTGTTCTACGCATTCACGGCGTTCACGTTCAATGGGGCGCTCCAATGAACCCTGCAACACCATCTGCTAACTCAGATAACGTCATGGCTTTTCAACTAACTACTCAATCACAAGCTGCAATGGTCTCTTTGACAGACAAGTCCGTCATCAGTTCGGGTAAATTGGCTCTATCTGGAGATGCTGCTGCTGTTTGCACAGTAGTTACTGATAGCCTTGACATGGCTCCACAAGACTTCACAAATGGATACCTTGTTGGTGTTGAACAGATTTACCTTGGCGTTGATGCTAGTGCGGCTTCACTTGGTCCAGATGCTTGCAACTTAATCCTAGAATGTACTGTTGAGACCCTTAACTCCTCTGCTGCTATGGCTCTCGCACTCTCACAACAATGAGGGTGATACATTGCAAATCCACGGTAACTACTGCGGTCCTAATTGGACCCATGGAATGAATGTTCCTGCAAAGGACTACTTCCTATATCCAGAAGTTGCTCCAATAGATCGTCTTGACTCTGCTTGCCAGTCTCATGACAAAGATTGTTCACAAGGCGGTTGCTCGCGACGCGGTGATACTGCGCTGCGGAATGCATCCCTAGCGGTTGCTGTCACTAGTTCTGACGTGCAGTTGCGAGCAATTGCCACCTCCATTGCACTTGCAATGCAGATCGTAAAGGACAAAAGGAGTAGATGAATATGGACAAAGACATACTAATGCAATTGCTAATCATGCAAAACCCGCAGATAGCACCAATTCTTGAATTGATGAATACTGCAGCTGCAGAACCTGAGGTTAAGAAAAAGCGTAAGGTATCTGCTTATTCTCGTCGATATGGTGCAGCATACAAGCGTCTTCGCAAGCGTCACACACTCAAGAGTGGTAAGTATCGCAAAGGATACAACCACAAGCGGATCGTGAAACTTGCACACAAAGAAGCAAAGCGAGGCGGAAAGAGATGAAAGTACTCACACTCCGCGGACGACTGGCTAACGGTGAAAAGAAAGACCTCATCATTGATGATGGCAGACTTAACCATGGTATGAAGATTAAATCATTCCATGTGTGGGGAATTGACAATGACAGTGGCGCTGAGATGACTCTTTGCTTCAATACAGAATCTGTTGGTTCAAACTTTGATGCTTCTAACGGTAATCAAATTGCATGGGCATCACAAGCAGGAGCCGCAGGAGTTCCTGCACAATACAATTTCAGTCTAATAGATCCTAATCATGTTGTTGTTCAAGACCTGGTTCTCAATAACTTCGGATCTACAGTTGGTAATTACCTGGTAATCATGGAACAAGTTTCATTATCAGATGACCAAGCAATCCTAGCACTAATCAAGGAGAGACAACAAGATGACCTCTGATACTGAAGAAGAAGTAAAACAGACAAAGACTGAGCGATTTGCGACTTGGTTGATGGAGCGACAAGAGAAGAAAGAAGCAAAAGAGACATCTCTTGAGGCTTTGATGAAGTTCAATATCTTTCTTTCAATTGGTACACTTGTGGCGGTTGCTGGAAGTACTGTTGCAAACTATGTCATGATGGCATACACATGGCTATGAGAGTTTGGATCAGACTGTATTCAGCGTCAAACTGGTCAAATCTACTTTGTAGAGTGGCAAGAAGTTGAAAGATTGGAACATCACTTAGGTTGAATCCATCATCGTCGCTCATGTATTTTCTCAATGCGCGGTTGACAGTCTCAGATTGATTCACTTTTCGACGAAGTTCTTGAGCGACTTCGATGTCAATGGTAAATGTACGTGCGACTCTCATTCTTCTTCCTCCTGGTTATCGTGAATTAATTGAGGACAATACTTTTTTTGTTCATTCCAATCACATCTTCGGCAATAGTAAACAGTGTGTAACCATCCCTCAATCACTTCGGCTTCAAATTCACACCATAGTTGATCGGTAGATGCTAAGTATTCACCATGAGGAGTTTCAAGACATACCGGACAATCCATCATTCACACCTCGCACATCTTGCGATCAGGCGCAAATCCACCTGACATTCATATCCAAAAAACTTCTTTTCGGCCAATACACGGCCAGTTTTACACATTTCTACGGCTCCACAGTGATTACAAACAACGCACATGTGTATTGGGAAGTAGAAGATACATATGTATGTATCCCAAGAATCTAGGCTAAATGTATAGATTCGGGGGACTACGTCCCAAATCCCGAATATACGTAGTATAGATGTTCAAGGACAGAGACAACATATACTATAAACTACCTTCCTATCATGATAGGTTATGGCTAAGACAGACAGTTTCTTTATCCGAGCAAGCACATCCTTCAATGGTACAACTTACGCACAATCCTCTGTGGATCTTGGCGCTTACGTAGACGCACTTGGTAAAAGTGTTCTACGCAT